TCGATGTTCTCCAGTATCTCCGTAATCTTTTGGGCGCTGGCATCCTTCTCCAGGAAACCTGCTGAACCCCCCTCTGGTAAGATTAAAGCTCTGTTCTCTGTCATCGATTTAATGGTTTCCTCATCGGCCTCCATCCCAGCCAGAACCATATACGTATCACACCAGCTCTCATAGTCATCTACCTCAGAAGAAAGCAGAGTATTATACGCATCATTCAGCGTCATAACTCCGTCAAAGATATTCGTCTCGTTCTCGTTCAGCATAAACACATTAATAGGAACCTGGCCGTAGAAGTGGGCTCTCTCCTCTACCAACTGGAAAGAAGTAAAGCTCATATCAGTTTTATAAACAAAGATAAAATCAGATAAGTAAAGCTCTACAAAGTAATTAGGATTAGTACTAACATTATCTTCTGCGTAGAACCTAATAACCCCAGCTAAGTCGTTACCAAGAGTATTGTACCAAATGGGAATACATTCCTTAGAATCTAAGATAGTATATCTCTGGTGTCCTTCCTCATCGATATACTGGAGTTCATACCCTACCCCGTAAATTAAAGCGTTCTTTAATAACTGGTTGTCTTCGGTAGGAGTGTCGTTGTAGGCTAATACATCTGTAATAGCTGTTATATCGTCCTGGCTAGAATAAGTAATATTATTACCAGCGATAAACCCAACATAGGAATCTACAACATAACTACAGAAATTAGCAGTAATCTTATTATTTTTATGCCAATCTACGTTTACTGTCTTTTGGAGTATGTCGTGTTGGCCCAGGTAGTACTTATACCACCTATTCAAAGTCGGTAATTTAGTAGTTCTAAAGTTACCGATTATATCTCCTATTAATTTAGTGGTAATAGGAGTCTTAGTATCAATAATATACATTAGGTTTTTAACCTCCTTATAAGTTAAAAATTCCTTTATCTAAAGTCCTTAGTTTTTTGTTCATATATAAATCGCTATAAGCATACTTACAAGCGTCTATACAATGGCTATACTCATGCGTTGTGTCGTCAGTATATTCATCTGTTTTCTTATTCTTAATATAAGCAAAGTTCTCCAACTCATGAATCATATTAACGCAACTGGGGTGGACTATAATCTTTAAATTCTGTAGAAACCTAATTCCAATAGCAACGGAATCTGGGCCTTTAATACAAGGTACGGTATTAAAACCTTTACGCCTAAAGTACTCTATCGTTCTAGGTTCAGCCGCATCCATATATACCTTCTGGCGCCTTAACTCCATCCTATCCAATCCCTTTTCTACTTCGTCCAGTTGCGCTCCCCTCTTATAAAACTCGTTAAAAATATAAACTATTCCATTGGCCTTGTCGTAAAGGGTGTCTATAACTGTCGTAGGGTCGATATATCCTAAGTCGCTGCCAGTTCGTCTCTCCAAACCAGAAGCAACCAAATCTTGGGGATTAAACTCTCTCACTTCCCAATTTTTAAATACTAACCCTTCTTGGTTTACACCCCATTCTCCCAATCCTTCTACCCTATACCTTTGGGGTTGGTTCTGGGCCATCTCCTCTATCTATCGCAAGTCTTCCTCTCCCAGCCACTCGTTGCATTTGTAAGTGGTGGTTAAAGCTAACTTATCGTCTGTGTTGGGGGTATCGAAGAACCTGGTCTTAATCCAACATTCATGCCAGGGGTTAAACGTCATAATAATCTGTTTGAAGTACCCCTCTGGAAGTTCTCCTCTTAACGATAAATCTATTTTGTTAAAACTCTCCTCGCTGTAAATCTCATAAGCCTCCTCAAACCAAGCCAGATTCAGAAAACCAGTAGCGACAGTAATAGAAGTAATTCTATTGGGGTCGTCTAGTCCTCTAAAATAAATCTTCTGGCCAGTGGGCTTATAAGTAGCTTCTAACGGAGCAACGGTAAAATCCCAGTACTTTTGTACTCCAAATTTCTCAACGGCTAACTGGAGCTGTTTCCAAGTACTGTCTCTATGGGTATTAAAGACCTGGCGCACCACCAGGCAATTCATCAAAGGATAGCGCATCATAAGGTAAATAATTTTTAACGCTGCCGTAAAAGACTTCTTACTACCTCTGCTACCCTTAACCACCAAGTACCTACCTTTAAAGTTCCAGAAGCGGTTATAACCTCCTCCTATGAGTTCGCTAATCTTCTTCTGGGACATCGTCTACTATCATAACGGCAGCATCTACCTTGGCATCAATAACCTTCTTATCCAACCCCATTTGCTTTTGCAGTAGCTCTATAGCCTTTAATTGGGCAGATACTGGATAATATTCATCATCCTTATCGGCAAAAGCTATTTCCCCTAATTTCTTGGCTACCCTAGCTGGGCCTATAGCTGCTCTCTTAAGAGCCTCCTCCTGGAGCTGGGATATATACTCTTGGATTTCTGGCATCTTCCCATAGCGATAAGCAGATTTACCCGCATTGGCATAGCTACAATTAGGATGGGTGTAGGAATAGGCTTCTGTATAGTTATATCCATTAACCAATAGACGTTCACAAAATTCTTTCTGCGTCTTAGTTAATGTTCCTGGGTGTTTAGGCATAACTATTCCTCCTTCTCGGTAGGTAACTCCACTAACTTTTCCATAATATCGTCTATTACGCCATCCCCACCCATCTTACGATAGTTCTCAAATAAAGGGTGGTATACCTGGCGCTCGTTCACACTATAGAAACCCTTATCAACGCACCTCTCATAGTTTTGCAGTAGCATAATACGAGCTATGCACAAATCTAACTCTCTCTTGGCATTATCTCGTTTTTCTTGCTCCTGGGCCTTTTGAGCGTTCTCTTTGCGTTGCTGGCTATAGATATAGGCGATTCAGCATACTAATATTGGAGTTACTACTCCTTCTAATATTTTTAATATAATTTCCATTTAATTCCTCTCTCCCCAATAATAAATAAACCTCTTCTCGACAAGTTAAAGAAGAGGCTATATAATCAAGTCGGTTTTTTTTAATTCCAGCGTCCTGGGGCACTGTGTACCTAACCTACTTGGGCAACTTAGTAATACTAATATACGAATTTATTCAGTAAAAGACAAATTCTCCAATAATAATTAATCCAATAGTGGGGAGATTTAAGGGTTTAGTCCTCGTCTTTAACAAAGTGGAGTCCACGCACTGTATCATGGTAACCCTTTACACAAGATTTTAGGTTAGTATAGCTATAACCAGTATCAATGGCGCAAGCCCTTATACTTTCCCAAACCTGGCCCGTCTCAAGGCATTTTACTTGTATTCCTCTTGGCTTGCCCTTAAGGGCCTCACTTCTGCGTTTATTGGCATCTAGATAATTGTTATTCTCCTTAACGGTTACTCATTCCAAGTTATCGGCACTATTATTTCTAGTATTTAAATCTTTATGGTTTATAGAATCACAACCAGTAGGCTTATCTACCCAAACCTCACCTACCAAACGATGAAGTCGATATGAATACCCCACACTATTACGAAACAGTTTAACTCCTAAGTATTGCCTATTGGCACCTACTGGATATGGCTTGAGCCATTCCTTCCTCTTAAGTCCATACACATCCCCTTCTTTACTAATCCAGTAGAGGTCATCCCAACCTGGGATAGGTCTTAATTCTTTACCGTCCACAATCATTTTATATTACCTCCTCAAAATGGAAACCATGACAAGATGGGGTTTTACCAGAAACACAATATTTTAAATTCTGATATCCAAACCCAGTACTTTTAGCACAATCAGTTATACTATCCCATTCCTCTCCAGTTTCTATACATTTTATTTTTATTTTACCTGGTCTTCCAGTGCGTGTTTCAGTTTCTCGTTTATTACGTGTTCCGTAATTATTATTATATTGAGCAGTACACCATTCTAAGTTATCTACACAATTATTCAAAGGGTTTTCATCAATATGATTAACTTGCGGTAAGTTATTTGGATTAGGTATCCAAACAGAAGCAATTAATCGATGTACCCCAAAATATTTTGTTTTATTATTTTTACTTAAACATACCTGTAAATATTGTCTATCACTACCAGATATGCTAAGTTTCATCCATTTATTTCTTCTAATACTCCATATTCTGCCATCAAAACTAGCTAAATATAAATTCTCATATCCTGGTATAGGTTTTACTTCTACGCCTTGTATCTCCATATGTTCTCCTTAGCTCTATTAGGTTTAAAAAAGAATCCAAAAGGCAGAAGGTATATAAAGCATATTATCTGCCTCTTGGCGTTCTGTGGGAATAAAATAACTTTGGCTAATTAATTAATACTAATTATTTTTTTTAAAAACAAATAGAGAGTAGTAAGGTTGGATTTACTACTCTCTATTCAGAAAAGAAGAAAATATATATGTAAAATTTGTGGCGTCTATTTATATTTATATGTGGCGCCTGGCGCCTTATTATATTAGGGGAGATTATCTTCTCTACCCCCCTAAAGAAAAACAAAAGAGAAAAAAAAGAAATGTTCCATTTATATATGCAGTTGGAATAGATAATACCAATTGAGTTTGCCCAAATATTTTAAAAAAAATTAAAAGAGGTATATCGCTATACCTCTCTTAAGGACCTTACTATTAAACCTTACAATTAAATTTTTCTTGGAGAGTTTTTTTGAACCCTCCATGTTCATTTTACGAAAAATTTTTATAAAGGCAAAAAATTTTTTTACAGCTCCATAATTCTATCGAACATTGATTTCTTATGGGTCTTAGCCTGGATTAAGTCTGGGAAGAACTTCTTAGCAAACGCATTTCTGATTTCCATGAAGCCAATCTTTCTAGCCTTACCATTCTTGTCCACAAGGTTAGGAGTATTAGCTATCTCCTTAAGCCAAGCTACTTCGTCATGTTCTTTACAGTAGTCGATAATGAAATCCAAAGTAATATCGTTGAGTTTTTCCATCTGGGTTTACCTCCTTTAAAAGTTATCTCTTAAGCCTATTATAAACCCTAAAAATCCAAAAGGAAAGTACTAATTTACTTAGGCTTTTTAAGGCTTTATTTGCCTCTCTCGTAGACTTTTTTATTAAAAACGATTAATTATATTAAATCTATTCTAAAGGCTTAAATAGAGGCGTTTAAGGAATACACTAACCTATTACTTTGTTTTTATAAAAAATTTTAGTAAGTTATTATTGCTGTA